GAAGCTTGGGGTGATTGGACAGATTTTGAAACAGAATATGCAGAACAAGTTCCATTTATAACCTCTAGAAATAAAGATGGAGAAGAGGAAAGCGCTGGGGCATATGATTATGCTGGAGGCTTTATATGGGACAAATTAAAACTTTCTGAGGCGATAGATACAATTGATGTATTTGACTTTCCAAGACTTTATTTTGTAGACATGAGACAAGTTGCTGATGAGTTACAGTCAGCTTGTACTATATCTGACATTAACTCAATTTTATTGGGAGGGCCATCTAACGAAGAGGTTGCAAATAACGTAAATGAAGTGCTGGAGTGTGTTGGTAACTTTAGAAACTTTATGCAGAAAAAGATAGATGGGCTAAAAGAAAGTGTTGAAAACGGACAAGTTCCAGGAATTATAGATATAGAAGAGGTTGAGGGACAATATACAGCATTTGTAAACTGTCTAACTGATTCTGCAGATAAAGCCTGTAACATTGTAATTAACCCATACAATACAACATTTATGCTATCTGAAGATACAGAAAAAAACGTTACAGATTACGCAAATCCAAATGAATTATTAGAAGAAAACTTAGAAGAAGTACTGGAATTTGCTGCAGGTCTTGCAGAAGAATTTGATGGTCCAGCTATAACTGGAGCTGCAGAGTTTGCGAGTGGTTTAGGAACAGAAGTAAACGCGAAAATAGGCGAAGAAATAGAGATAATCATAATACCAAGAGATAGTTATGACAATCTTGTTGAAAACTTAGACTTTGAGCCAAAAATAAATATACAAATTATATCGGACACTACTGGGTCTGCAAAGCTTAAGCAATACACTTTTGAAGGCCAAACTGTTTTTGCAGAAAAAACAGAATCTGGTGATGCTTATAGGTCAATTATATCTTCTGACTATCCAGGAAAAATAAGCATAAAGGCATCTATTTGCGGAAAAACGATAAAGGCTTTCACTTATTCTAATGTTGTGCAGATAGAAGGGGAGGAAGATACAGTTGATCAGGCTGATTGTATTCCAGACTCTACAGTTGTCGGAGAAGAAGTTGACGTATCACTTGGGGCATTGGTAGAAGTAGATCGTGTTTTAAATATTAATATTGAAGATAAAGATGTGTTCTTAGGAATTAGAAAACCAGATCTTGACGAGGTTGCTTCTGACCCTCAAACTAATCCTCAAACTAATGGTACTAACTTGGAGAACTAATGGCCAATAATCCAAATATAGATATAGAGCTGCAAACTTATAATAGACTTGTAGATGTTATTAAGGTTTCCGAATCAACACTTACGAGTGTTACCAATTCTTTTGGAGGACTTTTAGACTCCAATATATCAAGTGAACTTTCAAAATACTTTACTTTTCAATTTAACTTAGGTTCTTCTCCAGGCTCTCAAAATCCATTTTTTGACAAAGTATTTGAACAAGGAATTGATAATTTTTATGATCAATTTAAAGACTTGGGAGTTATGCTTAATGCTTATAGGTCTACTTATATACCAGAAGAACTGGCAAAAAACATAGCCTCAGATGTTTCTGATATAAAAAATCAGCAGCTTGACCTGGTTTCAAAGGCTCTAACCAACGAAACTGTTGAGGATATAGAGAAAATATCTTCAAAAAAATTCTTAAAAGAATCTTTTGAAAATTGCTTTATGAGACTTATGGGTCTCCCAACTTCTGATCATTTGGTTAATACTGTAGCTTATATGGATTCTTCAACTGGAGTAGTATCTAGTCTAAATGGAGCCGATGAAGTTCCATTTAAAGTAACAGGAATCATGAACGAAAGGCAGGCTTTAAATTATAAATTTGGAAAAGTTCTTGATAATACTTTTTATGATATATCAAGAGTTAATACATCGAACTTTGATCCGTTTTTAAACCTTGATCCATCCGTTGTAAACGTATTAAAGTTATCTGAAACTGAAGCGTACAACATTATGGCAAGTGAATCTGTTGATCCAAATACTTTAAATTCGGACGAAACTTTTATATATTATACGAGAGCCTTGGCCGCTGTTGCTCAAAGAGAGTTTTCTTCTGGAAATATGAGTTTTGTGGTAGACAGAACTTATGTAGAAGGTATAAAGGGCGAGGGATCTTTAAGGGAAATGTTTGATTTTATCTTTTACGGAAAAATAAAAGGAGCCCCCATATTAAAGGTTGCGGATGAGATAAAGTCATACTCTTACTTGATGTTGCCTACTGTTCAAGATATCAGAATAAATAAATGTGTAGCAGAAAGAGGAAAGTATATAGCTCCACCATTTGAGCACCAAACTGGCTTTAGGCTAAATAATGATATTCCGACTATGAGCTTTTTGGAGGGAATCATAAGGATAAGATTAGATAAATTATCGGGATATGATCCAGCAAAAGTTCAGGCTATATCTAAAAATTCTGGTATTTCAAACACATTTTCATTGGAAGATGTTGATGGATCCTACTCTGTTTTAGAATCTTTAATGATAAATAGGCTCGTGGCGACTCTTAAGATATGCTCAAAAAGATTGAAAGAGTCCTGCAGATCTTATGTAAAAAATGCTATAAAGTCTGACCTAACCCTTACAACGTCAAAACTTAACGGTACTGGACAACAAACGAACAATAGCAAAGGTGATGTTCCAGAAGATCATGGAAAATATAAAAGTGTTGGTGGAAAAGGATCTGGTGTTGCATTAGAGAAAAAGACAATTAGTGTAATGCAGGGAATTGAAGATTCTATGATTTTGCTATTGGGAGACACATCGAAAGGCTTAGATGTACAAAACGGAACTCTTAGAAAATCTTCAATAACAGATACTCCGCTTATGAATTTGCTGGTCTCTTCAGTAACCGTTCCAAGTAAATATATACAGGCAAAAAAAGATGCTGCAAATAAAAATTCTGGAAAAGCAAAAAGCGCTGATATGGAAGAGAAAAAAAGAGAGATATCATCAATCATAGGAATAGGCAGAGGCGTAGGAATATTGGACGCCCTAGTTTTTATTTTAGCCATGCTAACTGTAAAAGAAAGTGTTTTAGTATCTATGCTTACAGCAAGACAATATGATAATTTAAAAAAAGAATTTGGTGATCAGAAATTTTTTGAAAACTTCGAAAGAAGCAGATCATTTATGAGTATAGAAGGAGCTGTTAGAGAGTATTCTTACCAGGTTGGATCTACCTATGACCTATTTTCAAACTTTCTTAAGGGGGCTTGATTAAATAGTTATTAATAAAAACTATATGATTAGTGACGAGGATAAAAAATGTCTTACGATTTAAAAATAGTAAATGGTGATTTATCTATATCTAATTCAGGATCTGTAGAAACTGTAAATCAAAATAATAAAATTATTCAAGATATAAAAAAACTTCTGCTTACTGATCTTGGAGACAATAAATATCACCCTAATTACGGATCTCCGCTTGGATCTGGAAGCATTGGCTCTTCTCAAGATGAAGAATTTATGAAGATGAATATGAAAAACTCAATTGAGAATAGCATAAAAAGACTTATTAATTTACAAAGAAATCAAATGAGATATCAATATGTATCTCCAGCTGAAACAATTATGTATATAAAAAATATACAAGTATTTAGAGATGCTGCAGATCCAAGAATGTGGTCTGTTTTTGTATCGGTTGTTGCTCAAGACTTATCTCAAGTAGAAGATACAATTACTATAAGGGCATTATAATATGGCGAGAATAAAAACTTTTAATGAAATAGTGGCAACAATGATTGAAAGGCTTAGGTTAACTCAACCTAACCTGGATACGAAGCCAGGTACTGTTGCTAGAGATTTATTTATTGATCTTCAAGCTGATGAGCTTCAGAAAATATATAACTTAATATCAGTTATATCAGAAAAGCAGTCTTTTTTAACATCATCTGGAAGAGATTTAGATAGACTTGCTGCAAACTTTGGACTAAGCAGAAAAGTTGGTTCAAGGTCATCTGGCATAGTTGTTTTTACAGTAGATAATTTAGATACAGAAGTTACAATACCAGATGGAACTACGGTTTTATCTAAAAATGGAGTTGTATTTTTTACAGTTGGAACATATATATTGTTGCCGTCAGACAGAGCTAGACTTCAAGCTAATGCTTTCAGATTAAGAGATGGATTGTCTACTGCTGGTGTAACAGATGATTATGCAATAGAGGTTCCTGTTCAAGCTAAGAACCCAGGAACATCTGGAAATATAAGCTCTTTCAATATAGTGGAATCAAATTCTGAATTTGGGTTAAATGTAACCAACATATCTTCTTTTTCTGGCGGATTAGACTTAGAATCAGATGGTTCATTTAGATCAAGAATAGTTTCTGTTTTTTCTGGAGCAAACATTGGAACCAGCTCTGGATATAAAAATGCAGCAGATGGAGTATCAGGAGTGATAGATTCTTTAGTTGTGGAGCCAGGAAATTCTTTGATGCTAAGAGACGGTACAGAGGTTTTAGAGCTAGACGACGGATCTTACAAGATTGTAAATTCTGGTACTGGTGGAAAAGTAGATATTTATATACTTGGAAGGCAGTTGGAGGAAATAACTGAATCTTTCATATTTAATGACTCTACTGATGGTTCAAATATCTCCGATGACAAAAATGATTTGATATTAGGAAATTCAGAGTATTCTAACGATTTAACCTCAGAAGAAAAAAGGTTTTTGGCTTTTAAAAGCGGAAATTTACCAAAACAACCAGTTGTATCTGTAAATTCAGTAACTGGAAGTTTATCTGGACTTTTGGCAGAGGCGACTTTATCTTCAGAAACTGGAATGTATGATGGAAACTATAGGCTTGTAAAGGACCTCAATCCTTCTACTGGGGGAAGTCCGTTTGGGAAAGACAGAATAAAATTTGTTAGTTTAGAGAAGGAAGTTAGCCAAGAAAGTAAAAACAAAAAAGCTCTTAATTCTTCAGAATCTTTATCTTTTCAGAATAATTCTAATATAAAAAGTGTTTATCAAGATATAATTATAGATCAAGAATTAGGAGAAATTTCTCCTTCAGATAATTCAATAGTTGGACTATCTCACTCTCCAGTAGTTCAGGTGTCTCAGGTGGTAAATATAACAACGGGTGAATCTTACTTTGTTGAGCAAGATGGCTTTGAAGATAATATAAATAGTACTGGAGAAATAAAGATTTCTGGAAATTTATTACCAAGAAAAAATGACAAACTTAGAGTTGATTATACTTGGAGATTATATTTCGATAAATATTTAGATTATAATCCCAGTTACTTTAGCTTTTTCAAAGAAGTTCCAGAGTATGACTACGTAGAGTGGAAAAACTCAAACTCTATATCGGGAGAGGAATCTTTGTTGTTGAGGGATTCTGAAGACTCTGATTTTTACATCAATACTGAATTTAATATAACCAATGTTTATGGAGTATATGTATTTTCAACGTCTGAATCTGCGGTTTTTGCCGACGAAAAGGGTGTATATTGCGAAACAGATTCTTCGACATCTCCAATAAAAGATATAGTTTCAATCGTAAATCAGCATGGTGTGGAACTATTTAATACTCCCGCTATGGACGGCAATTTTAAGGGAAGAAAAATATATTTTTCCAGCGATGCCCCAGTTTCCTTGGATGATACAATAACTATAAAATTTAATAAGGTAAATTTATTTGAAACAGAAATATCAAAAGGTAGTTTTTCTTTAAATAGAATAAGTTTGCCGTCAAATGATAGACTAAGGGTTGAAGGAATCTTTGAAGAGATAGAGGACTTTTATCTATCAGATACTCCTGTTTATATAGACTATTCTGCCTCTATAAAAAATTTAGTTGCATCAGAAAATATTTCATCCTTACCTATTTCAAACTCAGAAGATTCAAATTCTTTATTTAGACAAGATTCATCTGTAATAAATGATTCTGTAAATGTTTCTGAATTTTACTTCGATGATTCTGGAATTAAAATAGGATTAAAAAGATTTGGCCCTTCAAGATTGAAAGCGTCTCTTATTGGACTTTCTAACTCTGGCTCTTTGCTTGTCAGCGGCGAAACAGTAACCAAGTTAGAACTTCAATTTGAAGCTTATATGGCTGTTAATGGATTAGAAATTGACTTTGAACAGTTATTATCTCAAAATTTAGAAGAATATTCTGAATATAAGTTATCAAAAGTTACTGACCTTATTATTGGGGATCATAAAGCAGAGTTGTATGGCTACAGTATACGCAAATCCGATTATGAGTTTGGAATTGCAAAAAGTGATTCAAGTTTATCTAATTATAGTATAAGATTACATGATACGATAAATAACTCAAAAATAACATATACTTCTGGGTCTACATGTTATGCGACTATTTATTTGGTTAGAGAAAATGATTCAGAGGAGCTATTTTACTTTTCTGACTCATATAAAATTACAGACAAGATTTTTTCTAAGATAAAAAGCGTTTCCATATTGTCTGGTCTAAAAAATTCTTTAGGTCAACCAGTAGGTGAATTGACCTTGATGACTATGAATCAACCAGAGATAAATAACACATATAATGTTGATTATTCTTTTTATGCTCCACAAAACGGGGAAAGAATTACTGTAAGATATAATACAAATAGGCTTATATCAACTGTAACTAATGCTCTTGAGTCAGTTAGGCCAGTAACTGCAGATATACTTGTAAAAGAAGCAGAGTATATATCTGTGGATGTTAGTGGAGATATAGTAATTGACGAAGACTTAATAGAGGATTCTCAAACTATTTTAGAGAATGTTGTAAGCGCAGTTACAAACCTATTAAACACGAATGCTTTAGCCCAAGTAATAGACTATAGTGATGTATTAACTGTAGCATCATCTATTGATGGAGTTGATTCATTAAATATAAAACTGTTTAATGTTTCGGGTGAGATAGGGAGAAAATCTTTTATAAAATCTTTAGACAATCAATCAATTATAGCTGGCACTGTTAGCTTTAATTTGGTCGATAGAAGAAGATTAAGAGTTTACTAAGGAATAAAAAATGCCCTTGAGACCGATAAGTTTAGCTATACAATCATCTACCAAGATTAAAATCTTATTTTCAGAAGAATTATCTACCTCTATAGACAATACAAATGTATCTATAGAAAGTATAAGTTCTTCGCAGAAATTAAATATAAAAGAAGTATCTGTAGATGGAAGAATATTAAATATAACTTCTGAGCCTCAGTCTGAAGGGGAATACTACCAAATAGTACTTAAAAGTACAGAAACATCGTCATTTAAGTCTGAAAAGGGACATGAACTTATAAACGATAGCACTTCTAGAAAAATATTTTTTGTTGGTTCTGAAAACTACAATCCAGTTAGAGATAGGATGATATTAAACGCTCCTTCAAATTACAATCTTCAGTCTGGATTAATAAGAGACTTTTTGGGTTCAAACGCCGATGAAATATACAAAGCACAAAGAATGTCATCTGAACTTTTGTCAGATAATTATATAAGACAAGAAAGTGTAGATGAGATAAGAACTAGAAGTAGTGGGCCAAGAGATCGCTTCGTAAATGAGGGTGTATTTAAAATAAAAAGAGTTTCAAAAAATGTTAGTGGAAGATCAAATTTATCAAAGACTATAAATTATTCTTATGATTCAATGATTCCAAGACATTATGAGGTCTCAACAGATCCAGTTTCCTTGCAGGAAATTTATACCCAAGATGAAATAACATCAGAGCAATTAAGTTTATTTAAAAAAAGCGGAATTTTATCTTTAAAAAATAAAAATTTAATAAAAATATTAGAAATAGTTGCAGAATTAAATGGAGAGGAAACATATTATAGCATAGAAGAATTCAAATATTCTATTAAGAATAATAGGTATGATTCTCAGTTTTCTTATTCGGATTCAACACTTGATACAAATCAATTTTATACATCTACTTTGAGTAACTTAGGCGATATATTCTCATACGATAAGCTGACGGTTTCTTATTTGTACAAAGACAAGTCTATCTCTACTCAGGGCGAAATAGAGGTCTTTGAAGCCGTAGAGATAACCCAAGAGTCTGTTCCTTATCAGCAAAATAGTTTCTTTTTAAAAAATTACAATATATGTGACTCTTTGGGACAGGAAATATCTTTTGGAGGTCTATCATTCTCTTTTATAGGCTCATCATCTGTGCCTTACGAGTTTTCTTCTGAAATTCCATTTGACTCTAAATATCCATCTTCAGAAGGTGAGTTTTCTGTAAATTACTTAACTGGAGAAGTCAGACTATACGGCACAGATGGAATGGGGCTAGAATCATCTGGAATAGTAGTATCTTATTGGTACAAAAGATATCTTCAAAATAATTTTGATTATTATATGGTTGATAACGATATCGTATTTAACAAAAAAAGGCTTGTAATTAATAATAACCCTAGAATATTTTTTGAATATGAAAATATCTTCGTAGAAGGTATTCACTACAGAAACATGTCCCATGTCGAAGTTTTAAATGAAAAAGTTGGACCAAGCTTAAATAGTTCATTTTCTATAAAAGCTAAAAATAGTCCAATAAATAATGTTTTTAGAATTAAAAACTCTACAACTGGAGAGGTATACAACTATCTTTATTCAATAGGAAGTAGAATATATTTTAGTGGTAATAGATCTCCAGAAATATCCGACTTTAGAGAAAATTTAAACCCTCATGAAAAATACGATAAACTGTATCCTTCAAATGAAAACATATATCATATTGTAAAGACAAAAATATCATCTTTTAATGGTAACTTAATAAATGTGCCTGCATTTAGGTCAGATAACATAAATACTATTTCTTCGAATTATTTTATACACTCAGAGATTTCAAACTCTTTAATAAAAGTTAATTCAATAATAAGTGCATCTGGATTTATTACTGGCTTTATACTAGATTCTACAAGCTCTCTACCTCCAGTTAATTCTGAGATATTTTTATCGTTAAAATTCGTAAAATTAAATTTATCGAATTCTAATATATTAGACTTGTCTGGGACAAAACTAGGTAACTTCGCAAATTCTTCTGTTTCTTTTGATACAAAGCTTTTCGAAAGAGAAAGAGGCGATTTAAACTTTTCAAAACCTGGGGATTACTTTGTAGATTATAAACTTGGGGAAATATACTTAGCTCCAAAGGCAATATTGGATGAGTATGGAGGAGCAAAATACAGGTGCTCAAAATATTTTCTATCAAGAGAGAACCCAGTAGTTATAACAGAGATGGGAAGAGGAAACGTTCAATACTTTGATAAAGACCTGTACGAAAATTATGTTGTATTGAATGACGTAGATAGCATCGACAAATTTATTTATCAAGTAAATAATAATTATGAAATCAATCTTGAAACTGAATATCTAAAAATTAATGGGGTATATAAATATTCAGATATAGAAAATGAAATTATTGCTCCATTAGAATACTCTATAAATGAAAATGTAATAAACTTTAAAGACGAACAAATAGTTAAATATAGAGAAGATTCTGATTTTTATTATTTCGATATAGATCAGCCAGAGTTATTTTTTGAGATAAGAAATAAGGAAGGCGTATTGATTGTTGATAAAGATTTAAAAATATTTTTAGAAAATTTATATTTTAAAAATATAATTGATAAGTCTGGAAGACAAGATATTTATCTTGTTAACAAAGATATTACAAAAAAAATATCAAAAGGCGACATTATAATAAATAATGGCAATTCTTTTATAATTACATCTTTTAACAAAGTAGTTGGAACTATAACTGTTACTCCAGAGATAGAGGGAAATGTTTTAGATAGTAATTACTCAATAGAGTGTTATAGTAAATTAAGTATAGACAATAATGTTATAAAAATTAACAAAAAATACAAGAATTTATATAATGATATATATAAGTTATACTCTAAAAAAGAATCTTCAATATCTATCAATGAAAACATCTATATAGATTTTCATCTTCTTCCTTTATACTCCGAATATAAATATTTAAAAGATCAAATTTACATTTCTTATGAGTATGGTGACAATGAAATTGAATGGATTGACCAAGAGGCTGTTTTGGAAGGTGAAGATTATTATGTTACTTATGAATACGGGGCTATGAGGGAGAAGTTAAAGTCTAATTTTGGAAACTTGACAAAGATTCCATTTTTTACAAAATTTTCTATAAATACAGACAGAGAGTTTTACAGAGATGCTTTAGAGGGAGCGATGCAGTCTTTCGTAAAGGGTCCAACTCTTGATTCTATACAGTCTGTTACTAAGTCTATAGTTAAAACTACGCCAGATATCGATGAGCATTTTTATAAAAATTGGATTCTGTCTAGAGATAATTTATGTGAAAATAAAATAGTTTATGGTGGGAATCTTGAGTTTGCCCCAGTTAAATTTAACGAGGGAATGAAGTTTGGAAATGGTAACTGGGTAGAGATACCACTTGAGTCACACCTTTCTATTGAAGAAGGCTCGCTATCTTGTTGGATTATGAATGATTGGGATGGAATAGAAAATGATGCCGAGATATTCTTTGATTTTTATAGTTTGGGCGTTAATATATTTTCTCTTAATTTAAAAGAAAGCATCTACAGTTCTGCTAATGACATAGAGATTTTAGGCTTATCCGATTCAGTTGGAATATTATCTCAAAATGACAAAGGGGTCAGCGCTTATAACTGGGATTTAGATTCCGTTAGTAAAAAGTATGGTAATTTTTCATTTGGGAAAAGAATAGACCAGTACTCTGCTGGAGTAGAAACTCTTATTAATTTCAGAAAGAGCATTCCTTTTTCTAAGATAGATAATCTGTTTTCAGAAAGTTATGTAGATCATTCCTCTATAATTGTTAATGATGGAACTAGGGTTGTATCACTTGATTTAAAGATAGAAAACGCATTTAAAAACACCTCTACGATTTTTTACATTGACGATACAGAGCAAGATCTACTACCTATTTATTATAAAGACTCTAACTATATTATATGTAAGTGCAATAATCCTGAAATTTTAGATGACTACATAAACTTAAAGCAAAAGGTTACAAAAATAGATTTATTTTCCAGTCTAAATTTAAATGACTTCGCGAAGAATCTAATATCTTCTCAAATAGAGGAATTCTGCTTTATCGTAGACGATAAAAATGATATTTATAAGATAAAAAGCATAGGCCTGGTTGATGGAAGCATACAATCTATAGAGATATTTTCACTGCCAATAAATAGAGGCAATGTATATTCTAAGCCATTAGAATTTAAAAATATGCTTGTATCAACTTCATTTAAGATATTTTTTGCATATGAAGAAATGTCATTCATAAATGGTAGCACCTACGAAGAAGAGTTTGGTATACCTTACTTTCATCTAATTAAATTTAACACCACTTATGAGTATGAACTTGAAATAAACGCAAAATCTAACACATTAAATATATCTTTAAATAACGAAAAAAGTTCTCTTTATTACACAGACTTAAAAAGGGTAAATGATTATTCTGAAGAAAACTTGTCTTTACTAAGCGCTGATGACAAAGATTTAATATCTTCTTATTATGGAGTATTATTCCACTTAAAAGGTCAACCATTGGATGTTGAATTTAATCTTGAGTCTCTTAGGATTCAAACTCAAGGTATCTTATCTAAGGATGATATTTACATTGGACCCTCAGGATTAAAGCCAAAACTTCTTAAGAACTTTTCACTAAAAAAGACTGACCTTTCTGGAATGGGAACGGTAAATACTTTTTTATATGACAAAGGCTTATTTATAGGTCTAATTGAAAATAACACTGGAGAGGCCAATCTTGGGGACTCAATGTGGTTATTTAGATTTAAGGCTCCAGAATACGTAAGAATTGCATCAAAAATAGAGAACGGGATTGAGTCTTACGAGTATGTTAAGTTAAACTATAGACTTGACGGAAAGATAACCACGGATGGAGACTTTTCTTTCGTCTCTCCTCTTTCTTTTTCTATCCCAGGATATGATCTTGTAGATAGTGGCTCAAGAAAATATTATAAATTTTCTGGGTTCAATAAACTTGAGGCAGATGGCTGGAACGCAGTATATAGTTTAGATGGAGAGGATGATTTCTCTGCAGAGTTCTACAAATGGAGAAAAGAAGGGTCTTTTGATAGTGAAAACTCTGTGTATAAAATTTTTAATATAGAAGGCTATTCTTATCTGACAACATATATAGATGACTCTAACAAAGATATCTCTGTGTCTTTTTCTGGCAAAATAACTTTGGATCAAGATTTTAGAAACTACTCTCAGACTATAGCTGCAGATAAGAAAGTATATCTAATTGGAGTTTCTCCTATAAAATATTATGATGAAGAATCTTATATAAATATTGAACTTGGAGTTTACGAAGATTTAACTGGCGTTTTAATTTTCAAAGATAAAGATGGTACTGTAATTGACTTTAATTCAGTTAATTGGAACAATGGTCTATTTAATGAAATTAAGATTGTTAAAAATAATTATATTGATATCTATTTTAATGATTCTATAGTAAATAGATTTTCTAAAAATGAATTATCTTCAGAAAATAAAGCTGGAAGATATATAGAAATACTTCTTAATAGGTATTCTGTCTCCACCAATAACATAATAGAAATATCTGGATTTGAATACTTATCTAAGCCAAAATATATATCAAGTTTTCAAGACAATGATAAGTTTTATGCAAATGATAAAGAAATAGAATTTTCTCTTTTGCTAAATGAAGTCCAGATTGATGGATATCAGGATGAATATGCATCAGAAATTATAGTTGATGATGGTTATCTTCAAGATGATATAGACGAGTTTATTTTTGTTGCAGATAAAGATAGATATATATTTAATTCTGAAGACGGTCCAAACTCAATCAGTCTTTACAAAGGTGGAAATGGTTTTTTGAACTTTAAAGTTACAGATAAGGACGGCACTCCATTTGTTGTTAGTTCAAATATAAAAAACTTTAAATCTGGAGAGGTGCATCATATAGGCGCTTCTTGGTCGCTAAACAATGATGGAGGTGATTCCATGCATCTATTTATAGACGGAGACGAATCGCCAAACCTGGTTAGACTTGGAACAGATATTCCTACTAGTATGTTTGATAAATTTTCAGATCCAGAAAAAGAAGTTTTGCAAAATTTTGTAGTAAAAGATATATCGTTTTATGAGCCTTTTACTGCAAATATCTCTGCAAGATCAGAGGAAGTTAGAATTGAAGCTGCTATGCCCAGAAGTAATATAGGAAGGTCAGTTATAGTTAGAGGGGCATCTTTAGCTTCAAATATAATTGGAAAAGCTTTTGTTATCAGCGAAATATCAGAAGATGGTATGACTCTATTTTTTAAAGATCTAGATACAATGAATGATGTAGTCTTTGATACATCTTCTTCTATATCTATCGTATACCCTCCATCTGTGGGGTATGAAGAAAGAAGAATATTTACAAATATGAAGCATCAAAAGTTTAGAATTTTTATAGACGAAAGAGAGGTTGGAATTTCAATATATGGAATTGACGAATCTGGACCATTTGAGATAGATTCAGATATATCTTACTTTGTTGAGTCTAGAGTTTACCCTGATGGCAACGCAATTGAGTTCTTAAAGAAAAAAGACGGAATTTGGGACTTTTCTGTAGATAAAGATTCCATGGTTCATGTAAAAAGTTATGGATTAAGCATGGTAATAGTAAGGGAAAAAATAGATGTAAGTTCTGAGTTGAGCGAAGACGGAATATCTTTGGTTAGAACCAATCTTCCCTCTCCAATAGATTATAGGGATGTTCTTATTACCAAAATAATTGAACCAAGATTTATACCAGACTTTGAAATAATAACCGAGGGAGAAATCTAATGAAGTTTTATTATATAAAAATATCTAAGATTTTAGATAAGCCTCATAATAAGCTAAGTACAGAAAATAATGGTAAGTCTCCTAGAAAAATACAGGTAGAATTTGATTCAAACAACCTTATTTATGATGATATAGATGGGTATGGATACACTGGTTACGATGGCTATGACGGCTATACCTCTCAGGTTAATAAATTAGTGTTATTTGGTAAAAACGAGCTTGGAGAGGACATTCAGGATGAAGTATATATAAATAAAAACGGAACTTATATTTTTGAAAATAAATTATTCTCAAGTGTTGAAAAAATAGAGGGATATCTTAATATTAAAGATATATATGAAGAACCTTGCGTTTTATCTATAAAAGAAGTTAGCCCTATGACAAAAAGAGATTCTGATCATGGAAAAGTTGCTTATATTTATGGAGAATCAAATGGTACATTCATAGTTTCTTCAGGAGAGTAAATGAAAAAAGAAAACTTAGAAAACTTTATAATTTCATCTAATGAATCAATGGAGTATTCTACATTTAATTTAACTTCTGGATTTTATGAAATAACCTACCCTACCAGTTTAAATGTAGAGCTTACAAATACTCCAGATAAAATAACCATCGGATCTAAAGATAAAATCTCTGGGTCTTTCGGTGGATATATTGACGAATTAAAAATTATGTCAGAGCCTTATACTGATTTTAGGCCAGGCTATACTCCATCTGTAGTAAACAGAAACATAACTGTTGAGTATTTGGACCCAAACCCTCAATGTCCAGATTCAAACACAAACCTTCTTTTGACTTTTGATGATCCATATAAAGATCAAATAAGAAATTTAAAAAGACAGTCTTTTTTGAATCCTGAAAATAATCTAAAGTATAAACTTTCAGACTCAGAAGTAGAAACTTTATCAAGATACCTTAACAATGAAGAAGAGTTTATTGGTAAAATGATAGATTTTGGCTTCGGAATAGAAATTTCAAAAAGAGTTTATTATGAAGTACACAAGGCAAATGGTGGACCTATAAAAAATATAGCCAGATATTATCCAATATATAATTCAAACGTAAGGTATAGTAGCGATGGACCAAATAAAAGATTCAATGGATCTGGGCGATTTATTGAAAAATACAATATATCTCTTGATAATTCAGAGTCTTATATTGACAAAGATAGATTTAGCTTGGAATTTTGGATATCCCCAGAAAGAGACACCTATTTGGACGGAAGAGACAGAGTTATATTTGACTCAAGATCAATAGTTAAAAAAATAAAAAAAGCTACGTTTAATAAGTTTATAGAGTTAGATGAACCCGCAAGAAAAGTTTTGTCAGTAAAACTTTTAAATAGAAGAGATTCTGCAGTTGCCGCAAGATACTATGATAGCGTAGAGATTGATTCAATAAGCGGAAGACTCACTGGCGGAGGTGGAGTTGGAAAAGATTATTCGTTAAACTGTGTTTTTAAAAACTCAGGAAAAACTATAGAGCTAACAGATAGGCTGCCAGTAAGTGAAGCTTTTGTCGAAGTAATATACCTTCCCAAAAGCATGTCTGAATCCTATATTTCTATTAAAAAAACAGAATATGGCACCCTAAGGTTAGACGTTTTCGATGGAGTTAGTAATTATATCTTAGAAAAACGAATAAGGTGGCTAAAGAACTCTTGGCATAGGGTTGTGATGCAATATTCAAGAGGAGATAAGCACTTATCTTTAATAATAGATGGAGAATCAACAGAACTATCCTCTGGTCTTTTTCCAACTTTGAATGGGGTATTTGGGAAGATAAATATAGGGTCTGATTTCTCTGGAGATAACTCTGCAAATTCTAAAATAGCTAACTTTAGAATCTCAAAAATAGTTAGATACAAAAAGAGATCATCTGTTGGATCAATTATCGACCCCATATATAATAGAAACACATCTATTGTAACTCCAGTTTCAGAAGATTCTGATACAAAAATAATGTTTGACTTTGAATTAAGTAAAGGAATTGATAATAATTTCTCAGTTCTTCAAAATCCAATAACTAGCATTTATAATTTTGATGTAAATATTAGTGACAATTATGATGTACTGGATGATGAAGCAAAATATAACTTATTAGAAGATTTGATAAACAGGCTAAAGCCTTCACATTCAGACGCGAAGATTAAAGCATACGACTTCAGATGCTAAGCTCTATTAATTTTTAAAATTTATGTGACTTAAGAAGCCTGAGAAAAGAGGAAACAGATGTCAGAAGATACCAGAAAAAACCTAAGCAGAGTAAATTTTTTTGATGGTCAAAGAGTTACTGAGATAGACTTAGACGATGAACAATTTTACTTTCTAAATAAAATAAACAATATTGCAGTAGACTTTCACTCTAGTGGCGTATTGGACGCGGATAAATTAAATAGAAGAATTTTATTTGATTCTTCTTCTCCTGGAAAATATGGAGAAAACCCTTCTTCCTCTGTTATATCCGCAGGATTTTACGATGGTAGGGCTATAACTACAGATATTCAGCCTTCAGACTCAATTCACGGTAACAAACTTGAAGTAGAGTTGACGGAATCTGAGGCTAGAGGTAGAGATCTAGTGAGAGTACTTATTATAGGTAGAACCTATAATTCTCTAGAGGCCTCTGGAGATCTTGTCGCCGAACTTATAGAATTTCGAAAGAATGAAGTAAAGTTGACCAGTAACTATTTTACAAGAATAAACGGAGTAATATTTAACAACTTTTCAGGAGGAGAGGGTCTAAATGAATATGGAAGTATAACTTACAAGCCTCTTGGAATTGATGGTAAAATCACCATAAAAGAAGCCTCGCCTCTAAAAGTTTTCTATAATTCTTTAAATATAGAGAGTGTTCAATCTCCAAATATGGAGTTAAAAACATTTGGTTCTTCGTCTAGCTCCAGATCTTTGATTGAAGAAATAAATTTAAGCTTAACTAGCGAAGATGTAATAGGCGATTTATTTATAGATTTTGATCATAAAGAAATTCTTAAGTTTGAAGAAAATGGAAGTATATCAAAAGCATTTGGTCAGAAATTTTTAAACAAATCAAATAATATACAATCTGTTGATTTGTTTATGGGTCTAGAGTCAGGGGAAAACTGGACTGGAGAGCTTGTTTTTTCTATATATGAGTTGGCCTCAGATGTAAATTGTAAAACAGATGAAGATTTTGATAGGTTAATCGATTTTGATCCAGATATTGTGCCTATTGCAGAAGTTTCATATGACCAAGAAACACTTGCTGATCTTGGCTTTAAGATTGGTTTAGAGCCAAAGATGATTAGCTTTGACTTTTCTGGGTCTTTTATTGCCAATCCTAATATGTCTCCAGAGATAAAAAGAGATAAATTTTACGCTTTTATGGTATCTAGAAGGGGTGATAATTCATCTGGAACTATACTGATGTATAAAGGATATGACAAATCTATAAGAAAAGAAGAACTTTTAAAACCGCTTAATCCCATAGATAAATATGGAAGGCAGGAAACTAGATTTGTAGAATTTGACCCAGCTGTTAGAAGATATATTGACGACTATACTTCTTCTCTTTGGTTTAGAGTTAACTCTAGCTCAGCAGAAGTTACTGATGGTATTTTTTATTCAGATACTGGTGCTGCAATAGTATTGCCAAAGATCGAAGAGTATGTAGGAAACTCTTACCTTCCTAAGTCATATAACCATATAGACTTAAAAGATCTGTCAAGTGGTGGCAAAAACTATGTTGTAATAGACGAGAAGAAGTCTTTCGTAGATGCAGACGTACACCCTAGAACAGGAAACTTTATATTTACAAGAATCCAGGATTCTGCAGAGATAAATATTTATAATCAGCAGGAATACTCTTCTTTAACCGACTTAAATACAGTGGTTTTGGGTAGGGTTATAGATTCAAATGCAAGATCTTTAGATTCGTATGATGGAGTGTTTGACTTACCAGGCCTTATAAATGAAGATTATTTTTACATCATAAATCCTGAATCAGGACTAATAACGCAGGATTTGATTGGAAGAAATTTTATACCAGATACAGAGTGTCAATGCGCAAATGTATACAAGATAGTTGACGTTCAGTGCATATCCAGCTATCTTGGAGATTTGGACAGCTCAAAGAAAATTGAAGCATCTGACTTAATTGAAGCAATAGAGCTGTCTGGTTTATCGCTTGGCTCTGAAGCAGCAGAAAACAAGATTCTTGGTGGCGAAGTAGATATTCTTAAATTTTATAAAAGTGATGTAAATGACGATGGCACTGTAGATGGCGCTGACATAGAACTTTTAGAGCAAGCTTTAGAGGGCGCTTACAACTTTAGTAAGCCAAGAAAGTTTAATGTATTAAAGATATATGTTCAAAGTTTATTTGAAGAGCCAGAGAAGGTAATTTTTGAAGATTCTTTAAATACATCAAATGCAATTTCTTCTTCTAACATTATAGAGATAACTCTTGATGACTACAGAAAAGGATTGGCCGTAAGAATTGGAGATATCGTATCTATATCTGAAGGATCAACAGATGATGGGCTATATAGAATTTCTTCAAAAGGATTTGATACATCAACATTGTTATTAACTCTTACTGTAGAGCTGGAAGATGGATCAGAGGTTTCTTTTGACGGGGTAACATTAGGGAACTTTACAATTATAAGCAGAAATGATACAAACATGTTTGTAGATAATTTGGGTTTAATAGATGTTCCTTATTCTGAAAAGAAGTTTTCAATGTATCAATCCTCTTCTTCTTTTATGGAAGAAAAGCTAAATGTATGTGACTTGAGAAGATACGTGGAGTTTTCTTTTGTTGAAGTAGAAGACCTAAGTTGTATTTGCATAGAAGATGACTGCGAAATAATTGACGAATGTGATCCTAGAACAAAAAATCAGAAATACTTACCTGACGACTTAATTATATCAGGAGATATACTTGGAGAAGACAGACTTCCTTATCATGGTGATTATGAGTATGCAAACATAATAATACCTCTTCCTCCAGGTGATGTAATTGACTGTAAAATAGATATATATAACACATTTGTAAAAGCAGACGGAGCCAATTGCCTTACCTCTTATGGATATCCTGCAATGAAGTATTCTGACGGAACTTATGTCGGATGTGAAGATACCTCTATTTCAAATGATATATCCAAAAATAGAATTAAATTTTTAGATGCAATAGGATCTCTTTATGTTGCATCTCAAAATCAAGAAACAGGAAGCATTACTTTAAACGAAACTTTTAATCAGTTTATAAGTAACTTCTCAAAAGAATACATATATGAAGGATTTTCTTCGTGGGCAGAAGACTCACTAAACTCTTCTTCGAATATAACTATATCAAATGGGTCTAGTTCTTCTGATTTTACTTTAGATACATTAGAGACTACTGGGTTAAGATTTGCAAGACTTAACGCCCCATCTGAAGTTGGAGGTATAGAGGGAGACTTTATAGTAGACGTAAGAATGTCTAGAAAAGTTTGGGACGAAAACTCTATAACCTTTGGAACTATCAGAGCAGGTAACTACATGGTGATAGAAAATGAATCTGGGCACTCTGAAGTTAAGATAGGTTTTATTAAAAATGGTGCAAATAATACAAAATACTTTTTTGAGTCAAAATTATTTGATGAAAGTTCAACGCTTATAGATGAATATTATTTTGAAAAAGACATAGAAGAAAGTCTGCTTCAAGATGTTGTATTTAGACTAAGAAGAATAAATGATGTTATTTCTGGATATTACATATCTCCAGAAAATATAAACTTTATAGAAAATCCAGATGAGCAATTTGTAAAAATAAATGGAAGAATGGCAAGACATGCTGGGTACGGCATTGGAACTACCTCTTTGTTCATTGAGCAAGAAAAGGCTCCAACTGCCGCAAATACATTTACTGTGACTTTTAAAGATTGCGACATAAAGCACACTCTTAGCTCAGAGGAAAGATTAAATGAAATTGTTCCGCTTTCAAGAGAGCAGTCATCTTCAGAGGCAGGAGGGTTTCTTGTTACTTTTCCTTTAAATATAGGTTCATCTACAATTCTTAACTCTTCA